AATATAGTTGGATTCCACGTTTCTTGCATATTTCACGCCCCGTAAAGTCCTTGTCTTTGTATTCTTCACCCAAGAACCTTATGTCTATAGGGAATATCTCCAAAATATCTTCCAAGTCCTTTTCGGTTTGATAGCAGACAATCTCATCCACATACTTTACAGCTTGTAGTTGAACGTATCTTTCTACCAAAGACTGAATTGGCCTATTCTTTGATTGTCTGTCAACAGAAGGATCTACTTGTAAGGCGCATATCAGATAGTCGCACTGTGTCTTGGCTTCCCTTAGCATAGAAACATGTCCTGCATGTAACAGGTCAAATGCACTTGCTACAAATCCGACTTTTTTCATTTGCATATACCAGATTCCTTGAAATAGCTTAGTATCTCGTAGCCAAAGTAGTATACGATATCGGTTGGGTGTTTTTTTATGAAATAAACCGCTTGTTGTTTGTCTTTACCCCTCTCATACAAATCAATACCAGTTTCACCGCCTATCAGAGCATCCACATCATCAAAACGATGGGTCACATATTCGACAAGTCGTTCTCTTTCATTGGTGGATTTGTCCCATTCGATATATTGCTTTCTTTGTTCCATGTTGGCGTTACGACCAACAATACTGAAATTCAATGTTCCAGTTCGTATTTCGATATGATTGCCAGTCCTTATTGGAAATTTGGATTTGTCAAGAAGTCTTTGAAGATATTCCAACAATTCTTGTGATGGGTTCCATTCGTTTTTAGAAACTAACGTATCACGAACCCACACTTCATTTCCGCTACAGTTATGACTTGACTTAACTGAATCGAAAATTTCAACCCCCAACTGCTCAACAGTTTTGGGTTTGTCACTACCAGTCACCAAATGAACTTCATTACTACGACAAAAGTCAATAAAAAATTCACTGAAAGATCCATCAATTTTTTGTCTGCTATCTGTTAGCGTTCCGTCAACGTCAAATACAAATTTTCTATCCATAATATACCCCACATTTTTTTATAAAGACCCTAACCAATGCATACAATCTTCATGTGGGTCATCTCTTGGATCTACCTGTTTTTTAGGTCGTTCATTATTGTCATTTTTTCTTTGTCGTCCATCCAAAACCATTTAGATATCTCTTCCGTTGTTCTTTTACAGCCTATACAAACATCATTTTCAAGGCGGCAGATTCTTACACAAGGAGTTATAATATCAGGTTTCTTTTTGTTCGTTCTTTTCAACTGCTTCTTTTTCTTTCGCTGCTTTCAAAAAATTCGACATTGTTTTCGCATCTTCGTAGCTCGAAGTAGGCGCACCCCATTTGTCTTCGGGGTTATAATCTTTATTAGTCATATCATATCTCCTATCAATCCATCCCTAATATATGACAATAATGTAACATTGTCAAGGTCATTTTCTGATTTTTATCTTACCTTGTTCAATCAATTTCTTGATTTTTTGCGCATCTTCATAGCTTGATGTAGGCGCACCCCACTTGTCTTCAGGATTATATTGTTCTTTCTTAGGTGTCTTTTTCGTCTGCTCCAAAATTAACTCTTGTTCCATGGCTTCCATGAAGCTCTTATATCCTGTTCCAATCATTGTGCAAACAAAAAGTCTTTTATCGCTATATGGTGTGACTTTATCATAAGTTTCGGTAATTCTCAAAATTGACATGGGTGGAAGAACAATCTCATTTTCATCTGGATGGCTAGATTTGTCGAGAATTGGAAATACTTTAGTTCCTTTCGGGACGTATATCTTCAATCTTGTGTTTCCACCACTACTAAGTGTCATAGTTGATCTTATCGAAGTTGACATAAATGCAGCGTCAATATAATCATCACCAACGTCATACTTATCAACATTAGGAGTGTCTGCATTTCTATATACCCATATCCCGTTTTCTAAAACGGGTGCCTTGTCAAAATAACGTATAAGAGTTTCTACGGAAACGTCACCGTAATTTACAAGGTCTTTTTTAGACAGCTTTTTACTAGAAATCATTCCTCTAAGATTTTGGTTGAAATAAGATGCTGTCGAACCCGTGTAAGACCAAAGGCTATTTTGCTCAGGATCGTCTTCATTACCAGAATATTCGGTAAGTTTGAGGCTCTTATACCATTTACCAATTGCTGGCATTGAAATCAATGCTTTCTTTTTGGCGGGAACGTCTTCACCAGATTCGATAAATCCTAAATCACCAGAATAGGGGCTTGACTCATTAGATGTCGCGAAAGCTTCGACGACTGAAACTGGATTCTTGTCCAATTCAAGTTTCTTTTCAACGGCAGAAGCAGATTTAGGAATATTTTTCTTAGTTTCTGCCATTTTAGTGTTCATTATAGTACTTACTATCGTTACTGATGTTGCAGGTATATACATGAATGTGGCCAAAGATGTTTTCACCAATTCTTCGTTTTCAGGGGTTATATTCAATTCACCATTAACTTTAAAGATACCTTCATCCACCAATGCGCTTCTAACTTTCTGTGGAAGTGAATTGTATCCTTGTTTTATCGCATAATTGAGATCGTTAAAATTTATCTTCGATTCGTCATATCCAAACTTTGATATTTTATCATATGCATTAGGCAACATCTTGGCAAGCAAGTGTGGGAACGAAATTGTATATACAGAATCTTGAACATTGTCAAAGTAACCACTGGTGGCCGCTGGCGAAGAACCTTGCGATGCAGCGTCTTGTATAATGTTTTTTGCCCATTCCTTATTGATGGAAACGACATATTCTTTCTTTGTTTCTTCTTCTTTCTTCTTAGGTGAAGATATACCCGCTTTATATTCAGCACTTGCCTTATCAAGCATATAAACTGTTTCATCATCGGCTGACAATTCAACTTTCACCTTACCAAATGCAAATTTTTCACTTGGCTTGATAGAAACAGTAGGCTTCAATGTCTTATAATAACCCTTCGCATCATCCATGATATCGCTAGTGAAAACTGGTTTTTCTTTTCCGTCAAATTTGAAGTTTTTGTGGAATGCAGCAGTCTTGAAAAGATTTGTTGGTTCGACACCCTTTCTAACCAAGAACAGATAGTTCTTTGCCTTATCAGTTGTCTTTACCACAGGAACTTCACGGAACTGCTTGATGTAACTCTTTTTGAGAATTCGCCCTAAAAGCGAAACGTATCTTTCGGAACCAGCTTTGCCTGGTAGATCAATCAAAATGCCCTTCATCTTCACTTGGACGAAGGGATAACACGCTTCCATAAATTTGATAACAGTAGACAACATCGGTCTTATATGATTCGGCTTATAGAATGACCAAAATCTTTTCTTGACACTGACGATACGATAAAAGTCTAGCGTGTAAACATTATCATACTCTGAAAGAATCAAAGACATACCGTATTGAACACCATCATGTTCGATAGCCGCATAAATTTCTTTCGGCATTTTGGTGTCATCGGTCATGTAAAATTCAATAGGACTGTCCAGCGATTCTTTGATGAATTCTTCTTCTGTAAACTTGTCAAACCCCAACATTTATGTCTTACCCCTTTGGAACTACTATTAAGATCGCTTCTGGAATGATACCCATTTGAATTGCGATATCAGCACGTGTGTTTCCGCCCATGATTCTCATTGAATCGTCTGGCATCTTCAAAACAATAGGCATAGTCATAGGTTGATTGTCTTCAAATGCTTTGTAGATAGCGTCAATAGTTTTTTCATTTCTGAACTGTGGATAAGACGCATATCCGCGAATCAGATTGAGAATTTGTTCTTTGGTTCTTGTTCTACTTCTATATGCAATTTTAGAATCAACACTTGGTGTCAATTTGATTACCTTCGCAGCTTTTGCAGCTTTTTTGAAAGATTCTACGGTAGGAAATGCGTTGCCTGTCATTGCTTTCAAAGGTTTAATTTCATATTCAATTTTATACTCAAGTTCCAAGTCTTTGTCTTTTGGCCTTACCCAATTGGTAAAGGCTTTGGCTTCTTCATCTAGCTTTTGGACGATTTCTTCTATTAAAGATTCCATCACCATTTTGAATTTAGGGTTAGACATTATCATCTCCTGATTTTTATCGTTTTGGATTTATCACACTATTTATAATAAAGGGGGCCTAAGCCCCCAAAATCCGCGTTATTTACTTTCTATAGTCTAGATACCATTTATTCCAACTTGAGCCAAAAACCTTTTCCTGCCAATCATTCATAACAGCCCATACACGGGTATAGTATGATTTGCGGTTAATATCTTTTTTATTGATTGAATCTTTGAAGTTAACATAGTCAACGTCAAGAACTTTTTGCTTCATCACATTCGAAACATACTCTTTATTCAAGAAAATTCTGAAACGATAATCACTATCTTCTGATTCTGTCACTTCATGTTGGAAACCGAAAGCTTTTTCTAGATCACCTTCAACACGCGCACGAACTACAACTGTATCTTTATCTTCTCTGTGTTGAACAATAGAAAAGAACGCATCATTCAAAAATACCCACATATATTCACTTCATCCTTATATTACTCGTAAGCATCAAGCCATTCTTTGTAGGCCGCACTCACGATTTCTTTAGCTACATCTTCATTGAGATTGTGTTTTTCCATCATGAAAAAAACGGTCTTATCAAAGCAATATTTACTACCGATACATTCGCCGTAAGCTTCAAAAGCTTCTTCAATCAATTTTTTCCGCATGACTATCTCCTTTTCATATCAAGTCACTATACATAGTTAGTGTATTGACAAAGGTTTGTCAAGTGGTTTTTTACATTTTTTTCTTCTTGGCGTCACGAATAGCTTTTAGCCTTTTTTCTATCCTATCGACAGCCGCATCTCTTTTGATAAGTTCGATGCCTTGTTGCGCAGAAATTCTATCTTTTTCTTTGGCAGATGGATCTGCTACGACTTTAGCTAGATCATCCATTGCGCTTTTTCTTAGGATATCTATACTATCTTGACCACCGGGAACATTTTTAACGATTTGATTGTGAAGTTCTTCTTTCCACGTTTCTTCTGGTCTAAATGGTTTTCCTGCATCTTTCACCGTTAGGTAGTAGAATCCTTTTACGCCAGCGCCACCTTTCTTTTTCTGATTTTTCAGATCAACTATTCCACCCTTGTAGGTTTCGCCAGTATTGAAAAATATTGTGTTGTCTCTGTTGTTAAGAATAACAACGAATCGACCATCCGCACCTCTAGGCATTCTTTTGTTATCTAATAGATATTTCATGGTCTCTGACGCGCCTTTATGGGTATCCAAGAAAACGTCTGCCGGAACGACTCTATCTCTCGTAACATTCGCGGTATAAGAAACCTTGAAATCTGTAAGAACCCATGCCAAGTGAATATTTTTAGGGTCATATCCAGCATCTATCAAATGTGGCATTGAATCTTGGAAGTCGCTAATGTCTTTTCCGGTGATGTCAAATATGATGTTAGGTAGCCTATCTGCTTTCAAATCAGACAACAGCATTTCAAGTGTGTTATTCTTGATTCTCTTATTCTTTACGAATATGTGAAGCTTACCAACATCTTTGGGGTTTCTCAAGTCATAATTAGCAATTTCAGGATTCGCGCCCTTCAATTTAGCCAAAGCCAAGTAAGCTTTTTTCCACTCATCAACGTCACGAATCTTGAATTTTTCCGATTCCATAAAAGACTTGCTAGCAAAACCTTTACCAGATCCTGCACCGCCACTCATGAAAACTATTTGCCCATACTTCGCGCCGCCGCCGAAAACAACCAGCTTTTCATAGAGCATGTTCATTTCTTCAATCATGTAAGCTTCTTCTATAGCTTCTAGATTTTCATTCAAGAAATTTTTGAACCCCAACATGTATAAAACACTCCTTAAAGAATTGATTTTATACTATTTATACATGTTAGGATTTAAATTCTTTCGATACTTCAGATACCGCTTTGATACGCGCCTTTAACATACCATCCTTGATTTTGTTAACATCTTTCTGTCCATTAGGAAAAACTTCATCAAATTTAACGTCATTGTAAGCATGAAATGCTACCGTAAGTTGACGCAAGTGTTCGAAAGAATTTTCTTCGCTACCCAAACTACCACGTTCATCACACACACCAACACAATACAGAACAGTCACAGAATGTGAGTCATTTTTAGCACCCATATCGTCAAACATCTTGACATAGGTTTTTGCATTAAGTGTATCCAACTTGTGGCAATACATGTGATAACGTGTAGCCTTCATTGCATGATCGCGAATTCTAGCTGGAACGGTAAGACGGTTAGAAAATTCTTCTACAATCTTGACGCCTTTTACATCATGTCCGTAATGCTTTGGCAGTTCATTCCTTGGCGTGATACCTTTACCAATATCGTGAACCAATGCAGCATAACGAATACCCAAGTCAAATTCAAACTTTTCAGCTTGGGTAAGAACAAGCATCGTGTGTTCGTATGCGTCACCTTCTGGATGCCACCTACGCGATTCAAGGGCAGTTTTCAAGCGATAGATTTCTGGAAAAATAACATGCAACGCATCTGTTTCCAGAAGGGTATCGAAGAAAAGACGTGGATGCTTTTCCATCAAAGCACGACTCATTTCCTTCCACACACGTTCAGCGGTCAGTTCATTAAGAACGCCCTTCTTTGCCATTTTAGAAATCAATTCAACTGTTTCTGGTGCAATAGTCCATTCTGGACCCATACGCGCACGGAACCTTGCAAGACGCAAAACACGAACTGGATCTTCTTCAAATGCTTCGGAAGTATGGCGCAGAACCTTGTTTTTGATATCTTCTTGACCACCGAAAGGGTCAATCACACCAATAATACGTGTTTTCATATCATCAAAAAATTCGATAGCCATGGAGTTGATAGTCAAATCGCGTCTTGAGCAGTCCATCACCAAATCAACAAAGTTTTCAATGTCCATCACATTACCTCATATATCTACTATTAATCATTATCTTAATTATATCTGCTTGTCAACTGGTTTCGTATATTTTTTTAGCAAGTTCTTCGACTGTTTTATTTTGCACATAAAAGAAAAGAGAATTATTATTCTTCACCTAAATGTCCGTGGGTAATTGTAAAAAATGTTTTCGACATGAATTACTGTGAAGAAATGCCTCTAAATACTGCAAGAAAAATTAGTCCAGCTTTAGACACAAAAACAAAAGAAAACTATCTTGGTATGTCAAATACTGCAAAAGGTAAGCTTATAAAGAAAGGCAAAGCTCATCTTATTGGTTTATATTGCGAAAGAATTCGATAAGAATTCCAAAAGGATAATCCTTACCAATTTCAAAACCAGCATCTATAAACTTTTCGAGAAGTTCGGGATTTAATGTCCGAACTTCTTTCCCTTTCACGATTGTAACTTCTGGCCCAAATTCTACTTCAAAACCATGATAACCTTCACCAACTTTCTTTTCACGACGAGCCAAAGCCCATTCGTTACCATTTTCATCATGGAAAACAGGAAACGATTGCGCTTCGATTTTTGTAAACTTATGGCGAAAAGGCGGATTTTTGATTAGTTGTTCTTCTGTAACACCAGTGACAACATAATCAATATCTTGGGGCGCAAGACCCATTTTCCAATCACGAACCGCACCACCTACTTTAAAAATTCTCATCATTCAAACTCACATTCTAAAGCATAATACAAACAATCATCAACATATTCAGGGTCATATTTTGTATACAAATTTTCAAGATATTGTTGATGTACATGAAAATCGCGTTCTGCTTCAAGATGTGCTTGAAGATCAGCATCAATTGATGCACAAGCAGAAAGAGCAAGAATGGCAGTCAGGACGATATATTTCATAATTTTTCCTTTTTTTACTAGACAACATTAGTATCTACTGAAGATGTTGTCAAGCGTTATGTGTAATAAAATTTTTCATGTAGATGCGAATATTTTCCGCGCCTACGGGGTTCTTGGAATGAACGAAAAACTGGAAGTTTTCAGGAATTACATATCCAGCATCTACAATCAAATCTGTCAGTTTTTTCGCGATTTCATACCCATTCAGAGTCCCATCACCAAGATCATGGTCAAAACTGATAATGTCAGGGAATCCAAGCAAAACCACAAGTTCAAGGACTTCATACCAATCACGAGCAATGATCCATTCACAATCACGATACATGGCTTGTTCTTGCCATGTTCCCCACTTCACATCAATCGGGTCGCGTTCATCATCAATAAACAGATTCCAAGGCATTTAGTTCTCCATCTTTTTCATATCACGTTTCGCTTCATCCATCATGGAACGAATATACACATTCCACGAAGCTTCCACTTCACCCTCTGGAACACCACCCATCATAACATACCACCAATGATTGATGTTCGATTGCGCTTCTTTTTTGTTAGAAGGCGATTTGTAGTATTCAAATGGGTTCATATCTGGTCTCCTTTACTTTTCATAAATAGACCAGAACAACCCGTCTGTCAAGAGGAAAATGTTATGATAACGAATTATCTTAGTCCCTTAGAGTTTCAAGTGACCATCAAGAAGCTCCCAAATGTCGAATTTTTCGTACAAAAGTTTGATATTCCTACAATTTCTATGTCCCCACCAGAGACACCAAACCCATTCAACAGAATCTACCAAGGTGCTGATAAGCTGACTTATAGTGAAATAAATCTTTCGTTCATCATAAATGAGGGCATGGCAAACTACAAGGAAATCATGGATTGGATGACTTCGATAACCGCACCGCAAAGCTTTGACCAATACAAGGGTCCAGCTAAGAACAAAGAAGATATGTTTTCAGATATGAGTGTATTGATACTCAACAGCAACAAGAACGCCAACATTCGTTTCGACTTCACAAACTGCTTTCCAATTTCTCTTTCGTCCGTATCCTTAGACACCACACAACAAGACGTGATATATCCAGAAGCGTCTGTATCCTTTCAATATGATTACTTCACAATGGACATTTTGCGTTGACTTTAACGTAAAATTATGATAATATTGATAAATTTTTAAAAAGGAATGTATTATGGATATTGAAGATATCAACAAAATGTGGACAGAAGATTCGGAAATCAACCAAACCAATCTAACAAGTGAAACTGCTAGGATTCCCGTTTTACACAACAAGTATTATATGTTGTATGTTAGGGAAGCACTAAAAGTCAAGAAGCTAAAAAGCGACTTGAAGGAATTGGAAAAATCGAAAATCGAATATTACAATGGTTCTATGGATGAAGCTGAATTGCGCCAACGCGGATGGAAACCAAATCCATTAAAAATTTTAAGACAGGATTTGGATAGATATGTCGAATCAGATAAGGACATAATCAACCTAAGCCTCAAAATTGCATACCACGAATCGGCTGCTAAATACCTAGAAGAAATTGTTAGACAGCTTAACAACAGAAATTTTCTAATCAAGAATATGATTGATTATATGAAATTTACGTCGGGAACAGGTTAAATTGGATATTGTAGAGTTACATTATTATGATGAAGTGAACATGAAAGTTCTGTCCGAACCCGATATCAGACAGGAACTTCGTGAGTATTTCAAATTCCGCCCATTAAGTTATCAATTTAACCCACGTTACAAAAGTAAGGTGTGGGACGGATACATATATCTTTACAATCCATTCAAACCGATTCTATATGTTGGTCTTATACAATACATCGCCAAATTCTGTGAAGATCGTGGATACGAATTAAGAATAGATCCAAAGCTAATCGCTAATGAATCGGTTGATGATGATTACGCATATCAACTTGCAAAAATGATAAACTCGCCTTTCCAACCAAGAGACTATCAAAATGAATATGTCAATCACTGCATAAGAAACAATAGAACGCTTGTCATATCACCAACATCATCTGGTAAATCATACATCATCCATCTGATTCAACAACATTATTACAACACCGAAGAAATAAAAACTCTTATCGTTGTTGATAGAATAGGTCTTGTATATCAAATGGCAAGTGACTTTGTGTCCTATGGCGTTGATGAATCACATATACACAAAATATTAAGCGGTCAAGAAAAAAATACAAATGCGCCTATAACTATTTCAACTTGGCAGTCTATTGTGAACATGCCAAAAGAATGGTTTGATCAATTTGGATTGGTTTTGGGTGACGAAGCGCATAACTATAAAGCCAAATCCTTGATAAAAATCATGGAAAATCTTACGAAATGTAAATATAGATTTGGCTTCACTGGAACAATATCATCCAAGTCACAGGTCAACAAATTAATTCTTGAAGGTCTATTCGGCCCTATCAAGAAGGTTGTCTCTACTAAGGATTTGATAGATGAAGGGACACTTGCTGAATTTAGAGTTAAAGGCTTGGTTCTTAATCACAGCATGGAAACCAAAAAGCATTTCAGAAGTGAAAGAAATAAGATTTTCAATTCGTTGAAAGACGAAAAGAAGAAAAAGAACTTCAAATATCAATATGAGCTAGCTTACATAAATAGTAATGATAACCGAAACAACTTCATCAAGAATCTTTTATGGTCATTAGAAGGCCAAAATAATTTGGTTCTTTTCGATAGGGTTGAAAAACATGGTGCGATTCTCGAAGCATTATTCAAGAAAGAAGGTAGGGAACTACATTTCATTCATGGTGGTGTTCTTGGTGAAGAACGTGAACGTATCAGGAATTTGGTAGAAAATGACCCTATAAAAAGACATGATATTCTAGCTTCATATGGAACATTCTCTACTGGCATCAACTTGAAAAAGCTTGACAACATCATATTTGCATCTGGTTCAAAATCAGAAATTCGTGTTCTTCAGTCTATTGGTAGAAGTCTAAGAAAAGGTAATGGTGCCGATCTTGCTACGCTATATGACATAACTGATAATCTTACTCTATCTAACAAAGAGAACTACACATTAGATCATTTCAGGGAACGCATAGAAATATACGCCAGAGAAAAGCTTCCGTTCAAAATCTTCACTATAGATATCTAACGAATCTGAAGATCATATAATAGTATTTCCCCCATCACAATAATGGATTATACCAGGTTTTTTCGATTTGTCAAGTATAAAAATGCATCAGAAACAACTTTTTTCGGTTGACTGATGCTTTTTTGTGTGGTATTCTAAAAAGAAAAGGAAATAAAATGGCCACAACTAGAGTAAAAAGAAATTATGTTAACAACAAAGACCTATTCAACGCATTGATTGAATACAAGAAGTTGTGTAAGGAAGCGGAAGAATGTGGCGATGAAAAGCCCCTTGTCCCAAAGTATATCGCATACCGTGAAGATATGATAATGGATGGTGTCGAAAATTGTCTACTATACATGCACAATTTTGACGAGAACAAATATAACAATCCGTTTGCATATTTCACAACAATCATTTGGCAAGCTTTCATTAGAAGAATTGCCAAGGAAAAGAAACAACTATATATCAGATATAAAAATTCACAAGAGATGATGTCGTCTGGAGACACTTATGTAGGTGACGATATAGGTATGCACCTTATCACAGACGCTGATTACATCAATACTTTTATTGAAGATTTTGAAGATAAATTAGCAAAAGAAAGAGACAAAAAAAATGCTGCCCGTGATAATTGAAGATTACATAAAGAACCTTACCAATAAGGCCGTGCACATCGAAAGAAGACAGTTCTACTACACCTCATTGGTGAAAATCAAAGAGGCTGTAGAAAAGGCAATTCGCGATTACGAAATTGAAAAAAAGAACAGGAAATGAAGATAGAAAAAGGATACAAAATGGGTAGAAATAAAATTAAGAGAAAGGAGGTGTCGCAATGAAAGTAGCTATTCTTTGTGACACACACTTTTGGTGTGCGTGGTGATTCTACTATATTTCTTGACTACCAAGAAAAATTCTATAAAGATGTGTTCTTCCCCCATTTGAAAGATGCAGGGGTAAATACTGTTTTACATCTAGGGGATCTGTTTGATAGACGGAAATTCATAAACTTCGTTACCCTGTCAAAAACCAAAAAAACATTTCTGGAACCGTTGAAAGAAATGGGTATCGAAATGCACATCGTGGTAGGAAACCATGACACATCATTTAAGAACACCAATGAAGTCAATTCCTTGAATTTGTTACTACAGGAATATGACAACATACATGTATATGAAAACGAACCTGTTGAATTGGAACTAGGTTCGTCAAATATTATGCTTGCACCTTGGATTACTAAGGAAAATGAAGAAATGTTCTTGGAAAAGGCTTCCAAGACAAGGTGTTCTATATTAGCTGGCCATTTTGAATTTCAAGGATTTGAAATGACGAGGGGTCACATGTCCAAACATGGCTATAAGCCTTCTGATTTCACCAAGTTTGAAATGATATGGTCTGGCCACTTCCACATCCCATCAAAATATGATAATGTCGAATATCTTGGCGCACCATATGAAATGGATTGGTCTGACTATGACGGCATCAGGGGGTTCCATATCTTTGATACCGAAACCAAAGAACTTACAAAAATCAGGAATCCGTATCGTTTACACCACAAAATCGTGTATGATGATACAGATATGACAATCGAAGACGTAGCCAATCTTGACGTATCCATACTGAAAGATACATTCGTTATGATGGTGGTCAACAACAAGACCAACCCATACATCTTTGAAATGTTGGTGGACAAGATAGACAACAGCGGCGCGGCAGATGTAAAAATTGTCGAAGATGCTTTGAGTCTTGAAAGTATAGCCGACGATGAAACCATTAATGAAGCAAAAGATACACGCGAAATTTTGCATGGGTATGTCGATTCTATGGACACAAAAGTAGAAAAAACTCGTATCAAAAATTTGCTAGATGAACTATATGTTGAGGCTATGAACCAATGATTTTATTCAAAAAACTTAGATACAAGAACATTCTTTCGGCTGGCAACGTGTTCACCGAAATTGATTTGAATCGTAGTAAGACCACACTTATAAGTGGTAAGAATGGTGGTGGGAAATCTACTGTCTTGGACGCCTTGGCGTTTGCTCTTTATGGCAAGCCTTTTAGAAAAATCACAAAACCGCAACTGGTCAACAGTATCAACCAAAAGGAACTGGTTGTGGAAGTTGAGTTTTCCATTGGTCAGAACAGCTATAAAATTGTAAGGGGCATCAAACCCAATATTTTTGAAATTTGGAAGAATAACGAGATGTTGAATCAAGATGCTTCCGCAAGGGACTATCAAGCATACTTGGAAGAAAACATCCTAAAAATCAACTTCAAGTCATTCAACCAAATCGTCGTTTTGGGGTCTGCTACATACGTCCCGTTCATGGAATTGACGGCGGCTGCAAGGCGTGAGGTCATTGAAGATTTGCTTGACATTCAAGTTTTCAGCACCATGAATTCTATACTTAAAGACAAGGTATCGGAAAACAAACAATCGATAGCGAATTGTGCATCTGATATGAATTTGATACAGTCAAAGATTTTTATGGTTATGGAACACAACGATTCTATAACGAAAATGAAACTTGTGGAAGTGGATAAGATCAAGAAAAAAATGACAGACGGCATTGAAAGTATAGAACAAGAAAATGCTCATGTGTCGGCAAAACAAGAACAGATCCAGCAATTGATTGAAACGATTTCTGATAAGGCGTCTGTCAAGTCAAAACTCGAAAAGTTCAGAAATCTTATGGTCGAATTGCAAGGCAACAAAAGAAAAATAGAAAACGAACTGTCCTTCTACCACAATCATGATAACTGCCCAACGTGTAAACAAGGCATCGAACACGATTTCAAAAATGAAATTGTGGAAGAGTCTCGTGTGAAAGTTAACGAGATAGATGATGCGGTTGCCAAGATACAAGAAAAAATAGAAGCTGCTAACACCAGACTAGAAGAAATATCCAAAGTCGAAGATGCTATCCAAAAACACAATCTTGCTATGGGTGAGCATCTTGCCAATATAAAAATTATCAAAGGAAGCCTCAAGTCTTTTGGTGCTGAACTTGAAAATGCCGAAAAAGAAGTAGAAGAAGTCGATAAGTCTAAGGTAGAAGAACTTAAAAATGAACGCACTGAATTGTATGCTAAACAAGAAAAG